CATTTTGGCTCAAGCGACTCCCGCTTGAGACGGTCACGGTAATCCTGAGGTTGGAATCTCGGGGGCTCGGCTTCGGCTGGGCTGGCTACATTATTCCCGCGTTGCTCGCGTAACCAACTACTGTCGCGGTATGCTTGCGAGCGTACCATCTGGCATCACATGGGCCTACGACGCCCCCCCCGAGCTTTTGGAAATTGCCGGGAACCGGGCAGGCTCATGGAAGATCACCACTTGGGAGTTTGTGCACCCCGATAAGAAGAAGCTTAAGAGCACATCGGTGATTCTCACGGAACATGAGTTCAATTCTCTTAATGCGACGGCTCGGCAGTGCATCGCATCTGCTTCTAAAGAGCAAGTGTTGAGAGGAAGCCTCGAACAAACCGCCGCACGCATGTGGAAGACCGGGGGTTTGGAAGACGTCGCCTTGAGGACGTTGGGGCCTGAGCTTGTGTTACGCTGGTTGAGGGCAGGACAGGTGCAGACCGGTTTGACGTTCCATTTCAGAATGGGTGTACCGCTGTCCATATTGTCGGTGCTAGGTGCGTGTTGTTGCGGGTCCTGGCGAACCATAGTTGCCATTTTGGCCAAGAAGGTCGTCAAGTTCCGATCAATCGATCTACGCCTCGGCTTGCTGGTTGCAGCCGCCCTGCTGTGGGACGCCTGGCGTTCTGCGGGTACCTATCGTACAATCTTGAGATGGGTGGGGCCAAGCAGCAGCAAAACCAGTAAAGAGAAGAAACCCGCAAAGGCGGCGGAGATCAAGGATGATCCGCCCAAGGCCGATGCGGGCCCCAGTGGTGATAAGGTGGCTGATCCTTCTGTTTCTGAGGAGGCAGAAGCCAGGGCAAAACCGCAGGAGAACGCGGACCTCGCCGTGCGGACTGAGGAGCAGGAAGCACGAGTCACCATGGAAGGGCATGGGAGGTACCGCATCCAAATGATCGAAGACAAGAAGGTTTGTGTGGTGTTGGGTCAAGACTACGACAAGAGTGTGCCCAAAGATCGCTTCCCGGATGTGGGAGTGATTGTCGCTCCTTGTTCCGATTTGCCCAACGTGTACACAAATAGCGCCGGGAACGTTCACCACGGTGTGGAAGAAAGACTTATTAAGAAGTCGAAACCATGCACGTGGACGAAGGACGACAAGCTGAAGGTTGGGAAGTTTATTTATGCGGCGATGGGGCCTAAGGGCATTTTTAGCACGGATCGCGTGAGGAGCTGGTACGAGAGCCACTTTGCACTGGAGGACATGAGGTCAAGCAAGTGGAGCGAATCACGATTCGTGAGTACCTTTGAGGGCCTTCTCGCGCAGGTGAACCCAACCTTCAAATTCAAAACAGCTGTAAAGGCCGAGCATATGCCAGAGGGGAAAGCGCCACGCTTTCTAATCGCTGATGGTGATGAAGGGCAGGTTCTGGCATTGGCAGCTGTCAAATGCATGGAAGAAGTGCTGTTTGAGGTTATGGAGTCACATTCCATTAAACACGTGTGCAAGCAGGAGGCCATGAAGAGGCTTTTGGGACATATGGTTCCGCCCAATGCCGCAAAGAAGGCCGGTTGCACTTTTGTTGAAGGGGATGGGTCTGCTTGGGACACCACATGCAGCACGGCCGTGCGTGGGATGGTTGAGAATCCGATTCTTCAGCACATCTCGCGGATTCTGGCGCAAACGTACATCCAACCACAATCATGGGCAGAGGCCCACGACAAAGCGAACGCAGCACAGAAGTTGAAGCTGTATTTCAAGAAATACCACGAGACCATGCATGTTGAGATCACGGCAATACGCCGTTCTGGACATCGTGGCACAAGTGTCTTGAATTGGTGGATCAATTTCACAATGTGGGTGTGTTCGCTTTTCGACAAACCACAAATCTTTCTTTGTCCAGATGCGAGGTGGGCAGACGATGTCGCTGGTGTGCGCCGCTGGTTCTACGGAGTTTACGAGGGAGACGACTCCGGTGCCAGCACAAGCCCGAAATTATGCCAAGTTTCGGAGGCTGATGTCACCGCCCTTAAGGAGAAGAAGATCACCCTCGCGGAGTTGGGGAACAAGTACCGCGTTCCTGAAGCCAGTGTCACGGCTTCCATCTCCGCTTTGGCATTCTGGGACCGAGCAGGGTTCAACATGAAATGGGTGTTTGCGAGAAAACGGGGCACCATGGTTGGCTGCCACTTAGGGCTCACCGAAACGGATTCTGAATCCAAAACGGGGTGTGTGGTGCCCAACGGTGTGTTCTGCCCTGAGCTCCCGCGGGCACTCAAGGGAGCCGTTTCATGTTCACCGGCCATAATCGAGGCGGTGCGGAAGGGTGATTATAAAACGATTAAGACCATTGCCGCTGCTGCGGCGCTGGGCAGGGCTGCTGACTTTGCTGGTAAGGTACCAACATTGTCAAGAAAGTACCTTGCTTACGCCAATGAGCTTGACTCATCTGATTTCGAGGATCGCGAGATGAGCATGCGGACAGTGGGAGAGGAGGGGATGTCAGCTGCAGCCGTTCGGGCACAAATTGAGGAAGCGAACGGGGCTGTATCAGCAGCTGAGGAGAAGACATTCCTTGAAGCCCTGGATTACACTGCGTCTGTTGAAGAACTTGAAGAATTCTGCCGTTATCCATGGCAGTTTGACGCAGTAGATCAGCATGATGAGTTCGCTTGCTCCGTACCTGCCGCATGGCGGGATGGGGCCAGCATCTGACCATGCCAGAAGACGAATTCGATGTTGGCCCCGTTCTTTTGGGGCCTCATCTGCATTTGAATTTATTAAGGGAGCGTCGGGGGAGGAAATGCCCCCGGTGGAGATGACGTTGTGCGCAATATGGGTTGGGGGTTCAAAGCATCACCCACCCAGGGGATTTCACCGTCTCATCCGGGCCTGCGCACTGAAGGGGGCCGCACCCCGAGTCAGCCTTGTTCTTCTGCCACGTGTTTCACTGTGCACGGGGTGAGAGCCTGTAGCGGCGTGTCGAGCCCCACGCCTGAGGTGAAGGCTTATAGGAGACTGGATTTCACCCCCAGTTTAGGATTGGCCTCCTTTAACTCCTATACCCGAGATGGGCAATGCGGTAGGCACCCCATGATGCCCCACATCTGTTGATGAGTTGTTCTTTTTAACTCTCTCAGATGGGCGTAGGGATACGGGGAGAAGTCGAAGCTGGCCGCCAAGCCGCAAGGCGTGGTTGGTTGGTTACCCATCCTGTGTTGAATGGCGCGGTACCGAGGCCTGGCGTATCCAGGTAATGCTTTCAAGAACATGGTTAGAGCCTCGACGGTTGAGGAACCGGTCACCGACCACCGTATGAGCCAGCGGGGAACCCTTCCTGTTCCAGGCTTGTTCGACCCATGTTTAAGAGAGTGTTGGTGTGTATAGAAATCAGTGACGATGCAAGTCCGAGCAGGCAACAAAATAAAAGTAAAATATGCCTGCTCGTCCATTGTATAGTTTTTTCCGGACCTGATTCTGTATGAACAGGCACAAGCGACTCCCGCTTGAGACGTGTATAGTTTTTCCGAAACGTCACAGTAGTGTTCATCCGAGTGTACATTCTTTAAGAGAATGGCCAAGACGATGCGAGCGAAGAAGCTTGCACGCGATTTGCGTCGTGTGAAGAGGGATTTGAAATCAAAGCCTGCCACGAGGAGAAATGCGACGAAGGCATTGGCCCAGGCTGCGATGGCTGCCCCGCGGCGGAACTTTGGCACCAAGAGTGCGGGTGGCACGCTGCGTGCGTGCATAAAATCTTTGGACGCGCGTGTGCCGCGCACCATAGGTTTGCCCCGTGCGGTTGGTCCATATTCCGTCATTCGCACGACACGTCTTTGGTCATCCTCGGCCAACTTCATAATGTTTGTACCATTTACCAGCGACGACTCTTGGCACAACTGGTGCGGGATTGAGGACGTGATATCATCTGACCCAGTCAATGGGGGCAACAATTCTCGTCCCATTACCATCCCCTTGGCCGATTTGTCTCATGCTGCAGAGGTGGCGCCAGCCGCCCTAACGGTGCAAGTCATGAACCCCTCGTCGGTGCAGACCGCACAAGGCATGTTTGCCATGGGCAGGGCGAACCAACAGTTCGATTACGGTGGGAGTACGGAGACCTGGGACACGCTGCGCGATCGTTTCATCTCCTACTTTTCCCCGCGTCTTTTGACAGGAGGTAAGCTCGCCCTGCGTGGCGTGAAATGCAGCACGTATCCGCTGGACATGTCTGAGTATTCGCATTTCATGCCAGTCGCTGACTACCCGACCCCCTTCACATGGCTGACGGTGAAGCCAACGGCGCTCGCCCCGATCATTTTTGTCCAGAATAATGCGACTCCGCAAACTCTGGAATTTTTGATCACCGTGGAGTGGAGGGTACGATTTGATCCAGGCAACCCCGCAGTCGCTTCCCACACCCATCATGACACAACACCAGATGGGGTTTGGAACAGTGTCTGCCGGGAGATGTCCAGTATGGGACACGGGGTCGAGGAGTTGGCGGAGGATGTTATGGAGCTCGGTGCAATGGGGGGTGCAGCGCGTCTAGCCGCGACCGCCCTATTGTAAGCAGTGAACAGGTGGCGCAAAAAGGGTGCGTAAGCACCAAACCCTCCCTGGTAAAGCCTAGGGTGGGACCGGTTCTGGAAATATAGGGCTCGCGACCCGGCCGGTATAAGTCATGCTTGTAGACTCTCCTCCCCCCGCCAAGGAGGTTAAATATTGGC